CTTTTAAACGAGCATATGTGTCGGCATCAACATAGACGGTTACGGCGTCAGAACTAGCAGACGTTAGCTGCTTAACAGTAATTGGTACTGTGAATTTCTGTGCCACGACCTCAATCGCTTTCTATGTTGTGACCCCTCAAGGTCTGTTTAAGTATTAGCCTTGTACAACGATTACGTAGTCACCAGAAGAAATTGTTCCATACATGGTGACTGTTACCGTGTTGCTGTTGGTGCGAACGGTGTCACCGATTACGGTATTTCCCGAAGACACTTCGTAAATCTGTATCATTACATCACTTGTATTGAAGTTGTGAGTAACTACTGTTGTTGACGTTCCGCCACTGCTTGCGGCGCATGCTTGTTTAGCGGTGCGAGCAAGTGCAGGTGTACTTGTGGTGCGTCCCGTCGACTCTGATGAAGCCGAAGCCAAGTTGGTGCGAGCGCCAGATTCAGTAGAAGAACCAGTACCACCAGCGGTTACTGCAACGTCAGTTCCGTTCCATACACCAGTGGTGATTGTTCCCAAGGTGGTGATGCTTGATTGACCAACGTAGTTGGCAGAAATATCAACGGCGTCTGAACTAACCGAGATTCGATCAGTGGTACCGCCAACATTGATTGTGTTTCCAGTCTTGCTAAGACCGTCACCAGCAAGAATGGTTCCAGCAACTGAGAACAAAGCCCAGTTAAGTGCGGTTGAACCAACGGTGATTGTTCCATTGGTGGTAAGTACCCAACCGCTGTCTGCGTTGAGTGTTCCTTCTTCAACGAAGGTAAACGCGCCCGGTGTTACTTCTGCGGTGGAGTCAAAGTCAGTTGCCCGAGTTGGTGCTCCTGTAGCATTAACAACATAGATGCCGTTTTCAGACGCTGTACTTTGGTCTTTAACGAGAACACGGTCACCAGTTGCAAGAGTCACCGTGGTGTCAAGTGTGTCGCCATTTTCAAGTCCTGTGGCGAGTGTGATTGGTCCAGTTGTCGCGGCACGAACTGACTGCTTGACATCAAGACCTGAACGAGCTGCATCTACATAAGCCTTGGTTGCGGCATGGTCATCAGCAGTTGGTGTACCGAACTTAGCCTGACCGTTAGAGTCACGGATAACTAGTTTGTTCGCAGTAGCATCAGACGTAGCATCTGCCAACTTTGAGAAGTCTGAAGATGAGAGAAGACCCGCAATTGATGATGTAGCAAGGTTTGGCGTAATCGTAATTGCGCCGTTGGATTCATTGATAGTGAGGGCACTGGACTGTGAACCAGCCGAGGTGACACCTGTGACCATCTTTCGCCATGCTGAGGCGGTAACATCGTAGACTTTAATAGTACCTTCAGTGCTATTAAAGATCATTCGACCGTCAAATAGGTTTGTATTAGGGTCGGTGCCTACTACTTCAAAGGTGCCGTTAATCAGTTGATTCTGATTAAGATCAATGTTAGTTAGAAACTTCTGAGCCATTAGAACTCCTTATGTGAGATAGGCATAACCTGAGAACGCTGTTGTGAAACTTACCACAATTTGCGTGGTGCTTATATATGTAATTTCTCCAAATACAACGGTTTTAGCGCTATCAACAACAGTTACTGACGGATAACCACCTAAAGCATGGTTAATTGTCCATGTTGTCGACGCTGTCCCTTGAGTATGCACGTGACGCGTTGCCGTAGGATAGACAAGGTTGAGAACTTGGTTTGGCGGAGTTCCCGTAATGCTGGCAGATGCCGTCCCTGTTGTAACTGTTCCGATGGTTAACGTATTTCCTGGGCCAGTAGGACCTGTTGCGCCTTGCGGACCAGTTGCACCTTGTGGGCCAACAGGCCCTTGCACTGATGACGGTGGAGGCGCGTATGGATCTCCGTCTGTTACAGTTCCAAGATCGTTAGAGATGTCGGTTGGAGAACCGTCACCTTCGATAAGATACGCGAAGAACGAGATTGGTGGCGCACCATAGATGTGTACGTGGACTTGGTACGCCCAGTTAGTTGGCGTAAGAAGTGGATTATCTGTTGTCGGCAGCTCGGCTGAAAATGACCCACTTGAGTCAAGTATATATTGGATTGGGCTGTCGACAACTACAGCATCGTCTGTGTCTACGACAACTGTTGTTGGGGTAAACGTTACTTTTCCTCGCGCCGCGCCACCAGATGGCCCGGTATACGTGCCTGTAACAACCCGCGTTACAACATCTTGCGACCAACTCACCAGGCAACTCCAGTCCGTGCAGCGTCCCACACAGGTGCTAAATAGCGAAACTCAACCAGAATAATACCAATGAATTTTGAGGGTGTCATTAGGGAATAGCACCAAAGACCCTGTATAGACAAGGTATCAGTGGGTAAAGAATGCTTTCTTCTTTATTGTGATCTAGTCAAGCCAAACTGTGTACTCGGCGGTGACTCTTCCTTTGGATGGGTCAATGAAGTGAAGTCTTTGCGATGGAACTCCGATCGCACCGACAACCTCACGGGCGTATTCGTTGTGAGATTCTGGAGATCCTGAGATAAATACGCGACCCCCGTTAGACATGGTCAACGTCGTCGGGGTATGCCAGTGACCCATATATACATCTTTAAAGTCTTCAATGACTCCGGTCGCCCAGGCGTTTGCTTTTCGCATGATACTTCCGAATGACTTTGTCTCATCACCGTGAACAAGTAAGGCACGATATGCACCTATTTCAACGATTTGATACCAGTCTGGAGACATCTGCCAGGTCACGTTTTTGAGGTCTTTTGTTCGGTCTTTTGTGATCCTGTACGAGATCGCGTCGATGTTGTCATTGCCTGGAAGCTCACCCTTGCGCCCGAGGCGGCCGTGGTTGCCAAACTCGCAGACCACATTTACCTTGTCAAAGAACTCGGCAAACGTTCTAACCATCATTTCTTCGATCCCTACGGTCTCAAATAGTTGCTCAAATAGATGAGCTTCTACCTCCCAGGCCTGTCCAGGAAAGATCGTGATCCCTTCGACCATGTCTCCGCCAAACATGAGGGTACATTCACGAACGGGATGATGAGTACGCTGGAGTTCTGTTAGTTCCAGAACTTTCTTTGTAAACTGCTCCATACGCTCTTTGCATGTCTTAAGCCCGTATGTTACGGTCTTTTTGCCGTTCTGCCAGTCGGTTGCATGTACCAGCGCAACCTCTGGTTTGATCTTTCGCGTGTCTTTTTCCCGCTGTGTTTTCTCTACTTTTTTAGTAGATCCAGCAGCAAGTGCCGCGTCTCGAGCAGCTTCGTAGACAGCGTCGACGATGATCTCGCTGGCACGTTTTGCCTTATATTCAGCCTTCTGCGCACGCTTGAGCGCCGTTCTAAGTTCTGTAATTTCGTCTTCTTTACGGATATCGTCAGACAGGCTCATTTATGACCGTCAACAGTTCTCCGCGTCGAAAGCGGCTAATGACATTTACTGCCAGTTTTATCCCACGCTTCTCAAGAGCTTTTGAGATATTTGATGCTGGAATTGAATGATCATTCAACGCTTTTAGTAGATCTGCTGCGTCCGACTTTGACAAAGACTCAATGATCTCAGCAATTCGTGACCGCGAACCTGGCGTTGATTTTTCTTTCTTAATTTCGTCAAACAGTGACCCCATGCGTAATCCTTCCGCCGTAAGTAAATACCTGTAATGTAATTTATACCATATTCTGGTCTGTATTAAGTACATATTCAGGTATGGCTGTTAATTTTTTGATAAGGTGATCTTCCCCAATATGCAATATCTTGAGATAGTTCCACAGTTTCCGTACTTCCTTGGATATAATCTTGCGCATACTTCATTGAATAAAAGTGCAAATCTGCATCTCTCCCAACAAAAAGGCCAACGACAAATGATAGAAAGTTTTCTACAACGGTCCCTAAAGACGGCGCGTAAATAATGTCGGCGTGGGATCAAGCAAACGGACGATTAGGACCAGCTGCAAAATGGTATGCCGAGCACGGCTGGAAGATCATGCCCTGCTATGGGATCTCAAACGGACGCTGTACATGTGGCGGCACGCACGCTGAACCTAAAGATGTTGGCAAGCACCCGAGCATTCCCGAGTGGAACTCGCAGGCGACAAGCGAGGTTCACGAAGTTGAGAAGTGGTGGCCGGACGGAGGCGAAAATAACGTCAGCGTCTTCTGTCGCCCAAGTGGGTTCTTTGTAATCGACATCGACCCACGCTCTGGTGGACCTGATTCGTTTGAAAAGTTTGAGTCTTTAGTTGAAGGCGCGTTGCCGCCAACCGTTGAGGCGATCACCGGCGCATACACAATGAACGGCAAGGCGACGCGAGGACGTCACCTTTTCTATCGCTGTGACGAGTCTGAAAATCTTGTCGGCAACCTAAAGAAGTCTGGACTAAACGGAATTGACATCAAGCATAACGGATATGTATTGATTGCGCCGTCACGTCACTTCTCAGGTGTGTGCTACGAGTGGGTCAAGGGCAAGGCCCCGTGGGAGATTGAGATTGCACAGGCTCCTGAAGAGTTGCTTGTCACTCTGCGAAAGCGCAGCAAGAGTTCATCAACAGGCGTCGGCACAGGCGACTGGGGTTTCATGGACGACCTTGAGTGGGGCGGCCAGCGCGTTGACATTGAGCGTTTACTTCAAGAAGGAATTGACGAAGGATCGCGCGCGGTTGATATCTATGCGCTTACATGTGCACTTGCAAACAAGTTTCCAGTAAACACAGAAGCAGGTAAGCTCGCTGTTGAGACGATGATGATTCGTTTCAACGCTGAGAAAGTTCGTCCGCCTCTAGAACTTGAAGGTCAAGGCGGACTGATGATGCACGTCCGTCGTGCAATTCAATTTGTTCTTGATAATCCAAAGACAGAGCGTCTCTGGCCTGGTCTTCAAGAGTGGGCACAAAAGTCTCAAGACGAATCACGTTCAACATTTCCTAAGCCTGCAAATCTTCCTTCACAGAAGACATCGCAAAAACCGGCGCAGAACAGCATGAACACTGGAACGTCGAATCTTCCAGGGACAATCGGCGGTTCTGTTCTTTCGTCAGTCGAAGACGGTGACTCACTCGCTGATGCAAGTAAGTTATCAAATATAGACGTACCGAAAGACCCTGACGCACTTAGTGAAGAAGAAGGTGGAGAACCTGGTAAACGAACATTGACAGACGTAGGTAACGGACGTCGACTCATTGACTCGTTTGGTTCTGCAGTTCGATACACACCTGGTCTTGGCTGGTTCCACTGGGACGGTGGGTATTGGAAGCCAGACGTTGAAAGTCTTGAGATGCGCGAACTTTCTAAAAAGGTTGCGCCGATCGTTGCAAGTGAAGTTGTTCACTATCTTGATGATGCAGATAAGCAATCAGAAGTTATTAAGTGGGCTCAACAGGCAAAGTCAAACTCGCGTATCAATGGTTTGATTGAAAGCGCAACATCTGACCCACGTATCTTGATCGACGTTGAGTCGTGGGACAGCGATGAAACGTTGCTCGGTGTGTCAAACGGAGTTATTGATCTACGTACAGGAGAACTTCTTCGTGGTCGACCAGATCTATACATCACGCGACGCGCGCCTGTAGCATATAACCCAGGTATTCGCAACGTCCGTTGGGAACAGTTTATTGACTTTGCAACTGGCGGAGATAAAGAATTGCAAGAGTGGTTGCAGAAAGCTGCAGGCTACTCGCTGACTGGTTTGCGAACATATGACGTTATGTTCATGGTCTACGGTCCGCCGGGTTCGGGTAAGAACACAATGGTTGAAGCTTTGGTTAAGGCGATGGGTACATCACAATACGCATGGCCACTTGACTCAAGCATTCTCGCTCAGGGTGATGGACAAGCGCACGGTTCGGATCTGTATCACTGGGCTGAGTTGCGTGGACGTCGTATGGTGTGGGTTGACGAATTACCAGACGGCGAACGAGTAAAAGAAAACTCGATCAAGAAACTTACAGGTTCATCTGAAATCTCAGCGCGTTCACCTGGTGAAAAACCGTTTACGTTCCAGTCTCGCGCAAAGTTGTGGGTAACTACAAACCACAGACCGATCATCACTGATGACGCGATGTGGCGACGTATTCGACCAATTCCACTTGGAAACGTTCCAGAAAATCCAGATCCAGACTTGAAGCACTACATCTTTGATCCCGAAGGTGCTTTGCCGGCAGTTCTTGCATGGGCAGTTGAAGGTGCAATCAAGTTACTTGGATCAAGCGCACGCGATGCACTTGGCTGGTGCAAGGCTGTTAGCGAGTCGGCAGAGATGTATCGCAAGAACGAAGATCGCATTGGCTTCTTCTTAACAGAAGAAACAAAAGAATCTGAGAATACCGCAACGCCGGTCAAGTCACTATATGCTGTTTATCGTGCGTGGAGCGAAGAACGTGGTGAACGTGCGATGACACAGATCGCGTTTCAGCGTAAACTTTCCGATCGTGGACTGCAGATTGATGGACACGGATCACGCGCACAGATACTCGGTCGACAACTACTGCCACGCGCAGTGTCTACGGGCGAGGTTGACTGGGGAACAGTTCAGAGGTTTGCACGATGAAAACTCCAAAGAAACATAGAACGTTTATCATCTACGCCAAAGAGACAGGCGAAGAGATCTGCAAACTTCAACTCACACATGATGAGCATAAAGAACTATCTGCGCTTGCAAAAGCACAGGGCACAACCGTATCTGATCTACTACTAAACGTCATAAAAGATGAGATTGAAAAATGACAGATCCAGTCTTTAAAGATCTAGCAACACATAAGCACTACGCACTGGTTGTAACAGACGGTGAGGTGGGCGGAATTGAGCAGATCCATGTCGACGCCGCCGATGCTCTTGAGATCTGGGATCTAAACCCGATCGTTGTACCTATTCCAGACGATATGAAAGGAAAGGTTATCGGCGGTTGGTACTACCGAAACGGTACATTTGTACCTGCTTCTGAGCGGTAACATTGTACGATTATTAGATCTGGCGCCTTGGGAGAGAGGTTGCCATTACGACTGGGTCAGGGTTGAGGATCTTCCTCCCCTGACTTAGTCTGTCTTTCGCCCTTGTCAACATACTGCTTGATTGTCGTCGGATACCAGCGTTTCTCAAACGGAGTCTTGATGCCTTCAGCATTGAACTTATTGGCGATCTTTGCGTATGACATTCCGAGGGTGCGAAGCTCGATGATCTTTGAGTACAGCTCGTCTGTGATCATACGCTTGGGGCCAAGATCTACTCCCCACTTAAGTCCCTTTTCTCGGCGATCCTTATGAACGTCTTTCTGACGCTCAGCAATGATTGAACGTTCCATCTCCGCAAGTGCCGACATGATTGTGACGACAAATCTTCCCTGGTAGGTCGAGGTGTCAAGGTTGAGGTCAAGCATGACGATACGCCAGTCATTCTTGTTGGCGCGATCTACAATGCTGAGGAAGTCTTGGGTAGATCTTGCTAGCCGGTCGATGCGAGTAACAAACAACGCTGTCGCCTCTCCTTTATCAAGACGGTCAAGCGCCTCGCGAAGTACGGGTCGACCTTTGATCGACTTGCCTGATCTGCCTTCTTCCTTGAGCAGTTCCACCTTTGTAAATCCAGCAGAGTTTGCCGCACGCTTGAGATCTCGTTCTTGCGCGCCTAACGACATGCCGTCGGTCGCCTGCATCTGCGTCGAAACACGCGTATAGAGCAGAGCGATGTTTTTCTTCTTTGTGGCCATAGAAACCCTTATCTCGTAACGGTTTGGTGAGGTTAATGTACAAGTCAGATCGTATATCTTTAAAGTTAAGTTTATACGCTTTTGGCCCTTATTTTGTAAGGGCTAGATACTGCTGAGACTAGGTCAGCCCGTTACCGTAAATGATCCACTTAGTTGATGTAACCTTCGTTGCTGTTGCCACACCGTACCGCGCAAGTGTCCGCGTTCCAGTGGATCCTGTCGCTGCAAGCTGCAAAGTGTCTGTTGTAATCGCGATTGAGATGCTCGTTGCTGCGCCTAAGTCATTGAATATGACAAACGTAGTCCCAATCTCATAGGCAACCGCAGTGTTGGCAGGGATAGTAAAAATAGCCGATGTTGGCGTTCCAGTGACGTAAATGCTTTTTCCAGCGTCTGACGCAGCAAACGTATAGGTAAATGTCCCAGAAGCTACTCGTGCGTTTTGAGGCGTACCAAGGTAACCAACCACTGACGCGGACGTTGTCACTGTTCCAGATGTCGTGCCTGACGGAGCTACTGGCGTCGCCATTGGGCCTGTTGCCCCTTGTGCGCCCTGTGGTCCTTGAAGATTTGAGACAACTACCTCTGTTAGACTTGTCAACGACTCGACAGTTGTACTTGCGGTGTTGACATATACAATACTAGTATCAGCCATATGTAACCTCCGAAACTACAGTAAGCGTGCCTTTAAGAAGCCTGGTGACCACTCCGCCAGATGACTCAAGTTCAAGATCATAGTTATACTTGCCGGCGATTAGGTTTGACGTTGCTGTAGCACTTAGTCCTAGTGTGATCGTTCCAGCCGCACCGCCAAGGGTAATTCCGCTTGAGCTCGTCAAAGACAGTGCTGGTGGGGCACTTCGACCTGCATTTGTACCTCGCGCCTTTAGTCTTGCAGTATATCCAGTAAGGTTGACCGCGACGTCATTTACTTTCCATGTCAACTGCTGACTATACGTTGTACCTTGTTCGATTGACAAGTTAAGAATGCCTGCAGACATAGATCGATCCTTTTTGTAGGCAGCAATGCTGTTCTAACTTTATCATCAAATGCGTAGTCTGTTTGTAGAAAATTGATGATTAGATGCACTTTTTGGAGTAGATCTGCAATATTTTTTTGTATACGAGCACTGGCTTAGACCCGTTTTTACAGGCAAATTGTTATTTTCAGCGTCTTTCGATGGTATAGTAACTACTACTTCAAACTACAGTCCTTGAGCGTCCTTATTCCCTACCCGAGGAGACTGCACCATGAGATTCATTAACGGTATACTTTTATCTTTTATTAGTGCCCTAACAGCCGCTGGCGGACTTATAGTCGACGTCACCACCGGCGGGCAGGAACCCCCGAGTCCCGTGGGGACTATGGGCGAATACACAGAATACACAGAAAGTGGAAGAGACGTAATACTTGTTGATAAAAAAGACAGAGACATAAAGTCTCCGTATATTGCAGATTTTGATTACCCTAAAGACCCTAAAAAGAGATGTCCGATGTGGGAACCTCTTTTGCACGAAGCGGCGCTACTCCCGCTAGACGTTTTTTCTTACGTTGCTTGGCGAGAAAGTGGATGTAATCCAGCAGCGCAAAACGCGCGATGGGACAAGAATGGAAAGATGGTCTACGCGCTAAACAGCGACGGATCATATGACACTGGCTTGCTACAGATCAACTCTAGCTGGTTCTCTGTAACCAAGCTTGTGTGTGGAGAAGACGCTGTAAAAAATCGTATGCAAGGTCTTAAAGATCCAGTGTGTAACGTAAACGTTGCGCGCTACATCATGGTGCACAGTAAAGGCAAGCTAGGCAACTGGCGAATGTTCAGAAACTAATGCTGTACACTGAACAGATTCGGCTATTCAACACCCACGGCGATGTTTACTATGAGCGCTACGGTATGAGGTTGATGAAAGAATCATCGTTTCTTGACATTGCGACGCCGTTGATCAAGATGATCGAGGTTGAAGAAGATGTTGAAGCTTTGTTTGATACCGCTGTGTACCGCTGGTATCGATGGCTTGCAGAACCTGTAAGGGCTTTAGGTGTTTACTAGAGTGAGGTTGTCCGCCGTCACCTCCGAGCGGCGGACGAACCCCCCTAAGGTAGCGCTTAGAATTTGTAACGCGCTAGAGTTCAACTTTTCCGCCGCACCTATTGTCGAATCCTTTCTCTAAAGATACGACGATGTTGCTGTCATCTGCTCGTGTGTCACTTAAAAAGTTAGTTACTTGCTCTTCTTTTGGCTTGTCTTTGTTGGAGTTCGCAGGTCGTGCGTACGCAGTGGATGGCCTAGCGATAGTCGCTGGCGTTTGCGTCCTGCCTTTGGTCCGCTGACTGTCTCAACCTCGCCTGTTAGCGGGTTTGTTCGTGTTCGCTGTTGTGGGCCTTTAGCTCCACCACCGCCGCCTTTTTTCTTTCCCATGAAAGTACTATAACTTTCCCGTAGCGTGGTCATTTATGTGCTGATCAAGCTTGGCCTCTGTACGAATCCCTGTCTCTTCAACACGGTCGATGGAGCGTCCTAAGGACTTGCCAAGTTGCTCGATCTTGTCTACAACAAAGTTGTGGTCTTGCTTGTTTTCGTCCCAACGCTTTTTACTTCCGCGTCGTTCATTTTCAAGATATGCGACAGCAACAAGACCAAACGTGCCGATGAGAGAGACAATGATTTCGGTTGCCATTATGCACCAAAGATCTTCTGCCACACCTTTGGACCGGCGATCTCATCATTACCAAGTCCGTTAGAGTTCTTAAACGCCTTGACTGCTTTTCCAGTTGCTGCGTCGAATGTTCCAGTAACAGTGACACCGAGCTTTTCTTGAAGCGCCTTTACAGCATCGCCGGTTGCACCAACTGTGAGCGGCGCGCCTGGATACGCAGCAGCTTTTCCTGCCGCAGACGCAGCAGGTTTTGCTGCTGGTGCTGCAGCTGGAGCGCCAGCCGCTGGGGCTGTAACTCCGTTGGCGTCCATCCATGCTTTTACTGACGCAGGTGCATTGTCACCAGAGACGTAACGAAGGTGCCAAGGTTCTGATGGAACAACCTCCCACGAGAAACCAAATTCTTTTACGTTTGCAACCAACCAGTTGAGGCGCTTTGGCTCTGATGCTGAATGAACGTCAACAGCCAAGCCGAGGTTATGCTGACTCTTGCCCGGTGTGGCGAGCATCGCCATTCCCTTCTTGAGGTACCAGGTCTTGCCTTCAAATGTCTTGGTGCTCTGGCCAGGGATAGCTTCAAGTTGGTAGCGCTGTAAGAATCCAGCCTTTTGACTGTCGTAGCTGCGATATGTATCGCCGGCGCTAGTAGGCTTTAGTTCAACACCTTCAGCTTTTGCTTTTTCAACCATCGCGGTCCATGCGCAGGCTGCGATCCAATGCATCTTTCCACCGCCAGCAACTGGCCTAAGCAGGTTGGCAGGAAGTTTACCTGGCTCGATACCTTTAAGGTCTTTTGGAAGAACCACAGGGACAATGTAATCCCAAGCAAGCTTACTCATGATCTACTCCTTAAAGCGTGAATTTTCCGCTGCACCTATTGCAAACGAATTAGTCTTGCTTTAATCTTACTACAATTCGGAGGGGGATCATTATTGCAAAAAGGATGAATCCGAGTATGGCCCTAAGCATTGTAGACCTCGTGCATGTGCTGGATACTGGCGTCTGTATAGCGATGTGGCATGCCAAGAGGTAGAAATGGAGACGAGAAAACTGCTGTCTTAATGACGCCACCCACGCAATCTTTTGGTAGTTCTGTGCGAACAAGCACCCGCTTAAGCCAGCGATCTGTGCCGTCGTATCTTGGGGTAAATGGTTTACGACCGTGGATTGTTGTCTTGTTATTTATCACGAGCGCGTCGCCGGTGTTGAGTACAACCTCGCGTGTGCATAGTGGAATGACAGATGTAAGTTCGTCAAGTGCAGCCTGGGCGATATCATCTGTGCCGCGCATGACAGATGCGTCGTATTTAAGTTGTGGATTTGCAGTTGAGCCGGAGATGATCGACGTAAGAACTTCTTGATCTTCCTCGCCTTCTGTTCTAAAGCTAAGATCTACAGTTGTAATAAACCGAGGTTGACGAAGAATACTCTGCGCCTTTGTTGATAGATGCTCAATGATGTCGGTGATATCTGCATACGTCGTTGCAGCTGCCGGATCTCCGCGTACACAGTAGAGGATCAGATAGTCAGGTAGATACGGATGAAACGCCGTCTCTGTGTGAAGATACAACTCTGTCTTTGACGATGATGAGATCTGCTCATTTTCAGTTGACTTGATCGGGAACAGGTTCTGAACAAGACGACCGTTTTGTTCTTGCACATAACCGATTGGAGTTCCGTACTTACACGCAAGTGAGATGACAAGATCATCGATCTTTCGCGTCGTGGGTACATCTTTCTTAGCCGTAGGTGTTGCCGGGGCAACTATCTTTGGTTCAGTCGTGAACGAGCGAATGACGTGAGATGTGACCATATCGTGGGATTTACTATAATACTGTGAATCTTCCGCTGCAGGTATTGATGGAGTATGATAAGACAATGAGATCAGAGCCGTATCTAAGAGTAAGTGAACAGGTCAAGAAGGTTGTTAGGCCGTTACTTCATGGTGGAGATGAGTATCATCGTGGGCACGAGGCACGTCTAGCCCGCACGATTCAGTTGATCGTCGATCTGAATCCTAAGGGAAGACTGCTCGAGATAGGCACAACCGGCGTCATTCCATATGCGCTTAAGCAGCTACTGCCTGATCTTGAGGTCGTTGTTACACACTTTGACAAGTCACGACCAACAGACGCAAAGGTTCAGTGGACAGTCAACGGAGAAAAGTTCAAACTGCGCACTCTTGCGATAGATTTAGAAAATGAATCCATACCTGTTGATGATGGCTTTTTTGATGTTGTGCTCTGTGGCGAGGTCATTGAGCACATGGAGATTGATCCCATGTACATGCTCGGCGAGGTCAACCGCGTCACAAAAGATTCGGGAAAGCTTGTAGTAACCACGCCCAATGTTCTTAGCTCGCGTGGACTAAACAAGATCATCAACGGAATTGAGCCGTACTTCTACATGCAGTATCACAAGACCAGAGAGCTGCATCGCCATAACTACGAGTACACCGTTCCGTCACTTGCAGCAATGCTAAAGGCCGCTGGGTTTTTAGGGCGTATCTGGACAGAAGACTTATTTGAAGACGGGATAAGCAGCGCC